AAGCACTTTTGTCTAATAGTTTGTCCATGTTTGCCGAATTATTTGCTATGAGACTTTTTAGTTCGTTTACTGCACTAACGTCTATAGGTTGCGATTTATTGACAGTTGTAGGTGGTATAGCCAATACATCGTTTCCTTGTATCATTTTTAAATCTTTGACAGGTTGAGTCCTACCCTTTTCGCTCATCATGTAATGCACAACCACTCCTGCTCTGCTAGTGCCTATTCTTTTACCTAGGTCAGTTTCCGCAGGCACTTGATAATTTACCACGTTAGGTTGAAAGACATAACTATTGCCCACCTTCTTGGGAGTGTTGAAGTATAACATATCGCCAACAAAATATCCTTGGAACGTTTCAGGCACTGCGTTTTGAAACATATCAAAAACACTTTTCATTTTAGTTGCGTATGCTTTGTATGACTTTGCTTTACTTTTATCTTTTGCTCTCTGCATGATTGCACCTTCCAAGTCTTCTGGATTGGTTGCTCTTCCATCATAACTTTTAGCCATGAACCCATGTTTGTCTGTGAATATGAATTCGCCGTTAGGATTGCGACCAAATATCACTGCCGGTGATCCGTCCCATTTGATTGTCAATGACTTGGTACCTTTAGCCAATTGTTCTAGTTGTTGAACTGCTCTCATGGCTCCGGCTGAACCTTCCCAAAAAATTAAATCTTCTGCATGATGTATTCTTGCCGGACTTAATTCTTTAAGGACTAATCTTTTCTGATCAATGTTCTTAAACTCTACTATTCTCATATCTTAATTGCGTTCAACATATTCCTAAACCATTTAATAGGTCCAGAACTTTCAGGCAGAGTCTTGCCTATTTTTGCAAATGAATCCCTGACATCTGCGATAAGTTTTTCGTAATCTGATCTGCTTTTTATTTTTGCATGGATAGTTTCTACACTATTGAGATCGTCAGCGGTTGCACCCTTGCCTAATAATAGTTCTGCGATCTTGCTTGGATCTTTTGTTAAAGGTTCGTTTGTTTCTCTATTCAATAATCCAGCCTTGTGGCTCCATTTATATCCTTGTGGTTTAGCAATGCTGGCAATCATAACGTGTCTGTCAGATCCTTTATATTCGCTACCAACCTCTCCGCCTCTCAAACTCCATTTCATCCAGTCCGGATCACCAAACATTAGATCCGTTTGGACATAACCGTTGTTGGCACTGCCTTTGATCGGAGTTTTAAAGTGGACACTAATACCACTCTTCTTTACCCATTGCTTTGGATCCTGTTTGTTCTTCACTGCCCACTGGGTAAGTTTGTCTGCAAGTTCATCTTTGCTGATTGCATTTTGATCTACTGCGATGTCTATGTCACCACTTGTAGGTGCAATACCTGTAGTGCCCAAAGTGTTTGTTGATAAAGTTAATCCTGTTACTTTTTCTAGCCAGGCTATTGTAGGACTGACATCTGCTTTATTAATTCGTCTAGTTGCAATCTGTCCGTTTGGATCCTTGAATATGTTACCGCCTTCATTCAGTATCATTTTGCTTTCCTTCAATTATCTTCTTGATGCCCATTCTAAACTTTTTTGTGTCTTGATTTCTAATTGAATTAAGAAAACGTCTTTCTAGTTCTTGTGCTTGTTCAGGTGGATAATTTGTGTTGATAGTTTGTAATAAATTTATCGCACTCTCAATGATATTGCTACCGGTAGTTTCAATAAAGGCTTCTGTGTCCTTTATTCTACCTATATTTCTAAGTTCGTCTAATATACTTCTGGTGCGTTTTTTCATAGTTTATAACCTATTTTTAACTATTTACCGTATATCGGGTGTTTATTAAGTAGGATTTCATTGGTTCAAAACAGCATAGCACACCTTGTAATTGCTGTCAACAGTGAATTCATTAACTAAATACTTTATATGAACAAGATGACAACCAAAATACACACTTCATTATCCAATCACAGTTGGTTGTCATCTTCATTTCTATTGCGGAACCTCTTGCCAGTGTATTGCAAGTGTGGTATGCATATTCAGTAATAGTAGTACTGATAATCAACATTTAAATATCTAAGTACTATTATGAAGTGGATAATGATTATATTTGTGTGTATGGGTGTAGACTGCCAACAGTTTCAGACTGACAGTCTATTTGACACTAACGAACAATGCCAGGCGGCGGCGGGTGAAATGAAAGAATACTTCATGGAAGTATTACCTTTGAGCACCGGTGAGATATATTGTTTAGAATATGACGGTGCTCCACCATCGCCAACAGGGCATCCAGTTTAATTAAATAAGAATATGAAAGAGTTAATTGCGTTTTTACTGCTCTGGATTGGTGCAGAGACAACATATAAGGTAGACTTAGATACTCCACAAATCGTTCAACTTACTCAGCAAGAAATGAACACAATGTATTACACGGAGGACCAACATCCTACTGGTCACCTTCACGCATTTTACGATCCCAAGACCGATACAATATATCTAAACAAAAATTTCGACATACACGATCCTTTCCACAAAGGCGTTTTATTGCATGAACTTATTCACTATGTGCAAGACAGCAATGACGTGATCGGCCCAGGCAAGCCTTTCGAATGCATGAGAGCATTGGAAGAAGAAGCATATCCATTGCAACAGAAATATCTACTAGAGGTTCATGGTGTGGCTTGGGACTACGACGAACTGTGGGTCAAACTGCTTTCATCCTGCGACGAACTATATTAAGATGCAAGAACTGGGTGATAGAATATACAGCGACGAAATGTTGCGTAAGGAATTGTGTTATATGTGCCTGACACATAGACCGTTACGTCTAGTTTATCACATCAGTCCCAACAGAAAAGAAATTATGGTGTGTTCAAGATGTATAAAGATGAACGGTCACGAAGTCGTTAAACAAGAAAGTTAATGGAGTGTTCGTGTCTTCATTAGGATCTGCTCTTTGATATGTTTTAGGTGAGCCATTTCCTCATTGATTCTTCTTTGGAAATATTCTATGCAGATTTGATTCTTCCAACGTTGTCTCTGGTCTTTTGCTTTCTTAGACTTTTCTAAGAATTCATTTTGCTTTTTAAGAAATTCAACTTCTTCCTTGTAGAGGTCCACAAGGTTAATTTCCTCCATAGGAAAATCATCATCGTATGGTTGGTGCATAGTTCTAATATTTATCTTGAATCTAGGCACAGGTCTTATTTTCCAGTCCTAATTGAACCACATTGTCGTAACCAAATTTACCAAAAGCAAATAGGTTGAAAGCAACCACATACCTTTCAATGTCGCTATCGTTGGGATAAACTGAATGATACAATTGGCTAGGAAATAATATAAGCATATTATTCTTAGGTTTAATTGCCCATCCATCTGTGTTAAAAATGTTTAATTTTTCATTTGCGAATGGAACATCTACCGTTGGTGTAAACACGTTATAGTTTGACTTGTCTTTATGAAACAATATCGCTCCACTATCGTCATCAGTTTGTAGATAAAGCACACCACTAATCATAGCATTGGCGTGATTGTGTGCTCCACTTTCATCGCCTTTGATATGTTTTGTTGACCAACTATTAGTCATATCAAATTTACAATCCTTACGCACATCTAATACATCATGAATAAAATGTTCACAATGTTTCATCACAAGTGTTTTTAAATTTTTAAGTTGAGGTTTATCAAGCAAAAACTTATCTGTAGATCCGTAACCATTGTCGGCAGGAAATCTTTTGTATTCAGTTTGTTTAATATAATCTATGCTGTCTTGGTCAATCGTTTGTAGTGTGGATTGATACAATGGGATACCAAACAAAGGTGTGACGTTAAATTGATCCGTCATAGGTTCATTAAACTCCTCATACTAGGTTCAATCATTTCCCTGCCCCATTGTGGTTGCATGGTTATTTTTACCTGACAGTTCGTGATACCCTCAATGGCTGTGACCTGTCCTATTATGTCTAAAGGTATTTGATCAGCGGCAGGACAAAATGCAGAAGTCAATGTCATCAATACATGGACCACCTTGTCTTCAGTGACCTTGACATCATATATCAAACCTAAATTGTAAATGTCTATTGTGATTTCTGGATCGTGAACTTTTTGTAATGCTTCTTTAATCTGAGTTATGTATTGTGCTTTAGTAGGAGCATGGTCAGTAATACTATCCAATGTTGCATGAACACTTGGGTCTACACTCTGTTTAGGCTTTGGTGGCCAATCAGGAGCATACTTGACTGTTTCCTCGTATTCGTCCGCTCTTATACTTTGCTTGTCTGTTTCACTCATACCATATTATAGTACGAATACCAAAAAAAGTCAATTATTTTAACCAGCCGATTTTCTTGCCGTTTTTGATTCTTCTGTCGTGTTCTTCTAATGTGCTAGGAAATCTCCATGCCCAAATGGCTACCAATGCCATGAATACTCCTGACCATATCACTGCTTTAATGTTACCTGTGAAGTACCAAGTAAATGCCAGTGTTGTGGACATCACAAATACCATTGCATATTTTCCTTTTTGTGGGAACACTCTTTTTTGTGTCCAGTTTGTAAGGAACTTACCGAACCATGGATGATTGTATAACCAACGTTCCATTTTCTTATTGGACTTTGCAAAACAATAAGCAGAGAACACAAGGAATATACTAAATGGAATTCCTGGCGTAATGAAACCTATGTATGCTATGGCTAAACTTATAAAACCTAAAGCCATAAAAATGTATTTTTTAATCATGATATACCTCTTTTAATTTGTCTGCTAGATCACTTATCATTGCGTCTGTGTGCAATGGTGTTGGAGCAAATCTTAATCTCTCAGTTCCTTTTTCGACTGTGGGATGGTTAATTGGTTGAACATAAATGTCGTGGTCAAATAGCAATGTGTCACTTATCTTCTTACACTTGACTGGATCTCTGACCATGACCGGCACCAAGTGTGTTTCATTAGGATAAACTTCGATATCGTAATCTTTTAATAATGTTTTAAGTTCCATGGCTTTTTCTTGATGTAGACGTCTTAATTCTTTACCGCCATCATCTTTAAGGTACTTAACACTAGCCAATGCCCCAGCACAGATAACTGGCGGAATGCTTGTTGTGAATATAAAGCCGGGCGATATACTTCTAATAGCATCAACCACTTCTTTATCTCCTGCTATGTAACCACCATGCAATCCAACTGCCTTACTAAAACTTCCACTTACTAAATCAACTCTGTCTTGTAAGCCAATTTTTTCTAACCAGCCTGCACCTGTTTCTCCGTACAAGCCAACTGCGTGTACTTCATCTATGTAAGTGATTGCTTTGTATTTGTCTGCTAGGTCTAATATTTCTTTTATTGTTGCGACATCACCTTCCATGCTATAAACAGATTCAAAAATTAAACAAGGAGTTCCTTTAACCGCTTTAAGTTTATCTTCAAGGTCTTCCATGTTATTGTGTTTGAATAAATGTTTCTTGGCTTTACTTTTGATTATGCCTTGTATTAATGATGCGTGATTGTTATCGTCACTTACGAATTCTATGTCGTTGATTATTTTTGTTAATGATATTAATGTCCATTCATTTGCAACAAATGCCGAAGTGTGAATTAGTGCTGACTCCTTTTTATGCCATCTAGCAATCTCAGATTCTAGTGCAACGTGATAATGTGTTGTTCCAGATATATTTCTTGTGCCTCCACTACCAGCACCAGTAGTATCTATTGCTGTCTTCATTGCATCTATTACTACTTTGTGTTGACCCATGCCTAGATAATCATTGCTACACCAATTGATTACATTTTTAATTCCGTATGGACTGTACCATATAGTTCTTGGATAGTTGCCTGCTTCACGCAGAACATCATTGAACACTCTGTAATTGCCTGCTTCTTTCAAGGCATCAGTTATTTTCTTAAACGGTTCTTTTCGGATCATAATTGTATTTATTATAAAGTGGGTAGTTAATTAGATGTACTTATCTATGATTTGTTTACTGCAAATCTCTATTGCCTTTTCATAGATTTTTGTTGTGGGAGTTTCAAGACTTAACTCCGGCGTAGGTATTGCTGTCATCCAGCACTTGCTATTAATTTCTCCTTCTAATTGTCCAGGAGACCATATGCTTAAACCACTGAACACTCTCCAAGCCTTAGGGTGATCCTGCTCAGCAATCTTCTTTAACATCTGTGGATCACTTGTAATGCTGACTCCATTTGCAAGAGGTAAAGTGTTCTTACAACCCCATTCGTCTGTGTGCATCATTATGATGTTGCCTTGATTAACTGGTCCACCAGAGTAAACAAGGTCACTGATATTGATTGTTTTGAATCCTTTCACCGCAAATATTTTTTGGAGTTTAGTCTTTGTTGGTTTGTTGATTACTAGTCCTGCAACGTGTTGAGGTGACTCCTCATACAGATATACCACACTTCTATCAAATGTGGAATCACTCCTCATCTTTGGAGTGCTGACTAGAATTTTATTTGTCCAAACTGGTTCAATCATTATTTGTATAAAGGTAAAGGTCCGCCATAAGGTTTTCCTTTAATCTTCTTTCCTGCCACGTAAACTCTTTTTTTGCCTATTTTGTATGACTTCTCTCCAGAACGTTTTCTAAAGCCTTGCGATTTGCACGACGCCAACTGACTGGCACCTAGTGCGTGATCAGGTTTTTTACTCTTGCACAGTTTCTTACTGGCTGGTCCTGCCTCTTGTGATATGAATTCAGTTACTCTCATACAAATATTTACCTATATTGATCCGCAGGATCACTCGATATTGTCACAGGACATAGTTTAAATGTGAGCACTTTACGAGTGCCTCTGGTTGTGTTTATCACTATGTCTCCTGATTTATCGAAGTGTTCTATCTTTGTGATACGTGCTTTTTCTTCTTTTTTGCCAACTAATATTTCTTGACCAAGTTGTAGATTGATCTGAATGGATTTAAGGTTCATAACTTCCTCCATTAGATTATTATGAAATGTATTTGTATTTATATGGTAAGTTCTGTGAAGCCTTTTTCCCTGTCCAAATATTTGTGTTCTACTTTTGTAGGGTCAAGTTCTTTTAATATGTCTAGTACTTTTTCTGGTTCAAACGGGCCGCAAGTGTAAACATCAAGTTGTACAAGAGCAGGCTTTACTTCGTCCCAAATGTGCATGGCAATATGACTTGTTTCAATTATTGCAAAGGCTGTAATACCTCTGTTGCCTGCCATTTTGCAATAAGAAGCAGTTGGCCCGTACATGGACTTCATACCAATTGCTTTTATAATCCTATTTAGAAACTTAATTGCTTTGTTTCTTTTGGTGATAGGATTAGAAACTTCTGCTCTGATTATGATGTGTTTATGTTCTAGTACTTTTGTCATCCATCTATTTACAAAAAACCTAGCAAAACCAACACTTTTACGACATTGACTTTTTGGCTTGTAGATGTTAATATAAAGTATGAAAAAGATATTGTCAACAATTATTTTATATGTGACACTTACAGGATGTTCTGCCACAGTTAATGAATGGCAACAAGGATCTAAACATCCAGGATATAAAGCACACGATGTTTGCTGGATCTGTGGTGAACAAATAAAATTCTATCCAAAAGAAGAGTATGGCATGAGCAAGAAACTTGCTGATTGCAATTATTGGATTGATAACGATTGTAAAATGTCTTGGTAATCTAAGGAGGAAAATGCATACGGAAGATACTAAAAAGGTAAGAATAGCGGAGTTGGAGAGACAGAAGATATCTCTTGAAGACCAATTACAATTCACAACAGATGTAAAAAGAATTATAGAAATAGAAGAAGAACTTTACGAAGTGAAAGACACAATTAAAAAATTAACTGAACCATGGGGAGTAACTGATGTCCAATCAACTCACTAAAATGTTCGAACCTAGCAAAGATAGATTAATAAAGAATGCTAGAACTTGTATGGAAAATGCCACAGACCCTTGGTTTAAAACGTATTGGGAAAAGGTTTATAAACATTTACTTAAGGTGTATAACAGGTTAAACTAATGTCTGATGATATAAAGAAAAAGTTAGGTATAGATGAAACACATCAAAAGATGTATGACGAACTATTCGCCGAAATGGTAAATCAAACAGTGGATCAGGATCCACAGATGGTTGCAAGTGTTTTGGTTGCTTTAGGTTTAAGGTTATATAGAAGTTGTTTACCTCAACACGATTTTGATAAACTGGTCCAAGTGTTCGCTGACAATTCCAAAGACATCAGACCTTTCCAAGACGAATTACCAAAAAAGGTATTACACTAATGAAAAAGATCAGTACACATAAAAAGAAGAAATTAATTAAGTCAATTAAAAACAGTCATAAGACTCCATTGGAGGACAAATGGTCAGCACTTGCAGATTGTATCAGAAGTGATCAAGTGCCAGCAAGTGATGTGGCAAAGTTCTTTGAGGACAAAAAATTTTATGGGTGGTACAAGAAAAAATATTTGAGGTATTAAATGAAAGCATATCAATTCACAATGAAGAGAGACAATGTCACTATCGAGACTTTCGTGTATAGTGAACACGGTAAAGACATTGAAAATAGATTTCCTGAATGGAAAGTCACAGACATCAAGGAGATACCTGATCCTGTGTCACAAAATAACGCAGGTAAGAAGAAGGAAGAAGTTGACAATGACAGCAAATGATGTTAGTATAAGGAAAGGCAACAGGAAGGCAATATGATAAAAGGCATAATAATCGGTGCTATCGCGATGTACATTTATTTGGTACAGCCAGAATGGGCAGATCAAATTATTGTTTCTGCTAAACTATTATGGCAGTCGATAGTAGACGCAATCCAGAACAGTCTATAATACTTTTATATTCTTTCTGGGAAAGGAAAGAATGAGAAGTTACAAATTCCATAAAGAAGACGAAAGAACTTCAGACGATAAGATCGCGGAGAACGAACGTCTAATGAAAGAGTTCCTTAAAAAAGGTGGCAAAATCCAGAAGATCCCCTACGGTGTCACCAGCCAAGACCTAGGATCCGGCAACGCAAATAATTTATACCTACCCCCAAAGACAATGTCTCCCAAGCAGTGGCGCAGACAAGAGACACTCAAAAAGAAGAAAAAGAAATAAATCGGTAAATACTTTTATACATGAAAAAGTTAATCCTAACGACACTAATCGCTCTAATTCTATCTATCATACCAACTTCGGCGGACCATAGACCTGCTTTACCAAAATTAGAACAAGGTTTCAATTGGAATGAAGTTCCAGTCATTTGTGGCACACACGATGCAATCATGGACAAGATGGCAAGGTTAAATTTAGATTTGCTTCATGTATCGTTTGGTAAGAAGTCCGCACAGCCAGATGGCGAAGTCGTATTCATGGTATTATATTACGCAAACACACAAGGTACAACCACGGCGGCTGTATTGGCAATGCCAAATGATCCTACTGCCTGTCTATTATTTGTAACATTCGATGTCACACTCGCACCAGAAAAAAAAGAAAACTTTTAGCAGTTCAACCACTGGCTCCAATTATGCAGTCAATCTGTATGAATTTATTGTGGAAGATGGACAATACAATGTATATGCCATGGACTACAAGGACGCATGGGCAACACTATTCGAAAATGAACCCAAAATAAAACCAAAAGACATTATGTTCATGACCGAAACCAAGTGTGCTACCAAAAACGAAACACTTCATTAATTTCTCCAAAATACTCTTGACATTTCAATATTAGTGCTTATATAATGTACTGAGCATATTTTTAACTTGCTTAATTAGGAGGAAAATAGAAATGGCAAAGATAATAGGAATAGACTTAGGTACTACCAATAGTTGTGTTGCACTTATGGAAGGTAAGAGTTCCAAGGTGATCGAGAACACAGAAGGAGCAAGGACCACACCAAGTGTGGTTGCTTATAGCGACTCCGAAATACTTGTTGGTGCACCTGCAAAAAGACAAGCCGTTAGCAATAGTAAGAACACAATCTTCGCGGCAAAGCGATTGATTGGTAGAACTTTTGACGGCGATTCAGTACAAAAAGATATTAAGACTTTACCTTACGAGATAGTTAAAGCGGACAATGGAGATGCTTGGATCAAAGCAAATGACAAGAAGTTTTCTCCGTCAGAGATATCCGCGAACGTCTTACGTAAGATGAAAGAGACAGCAGAAAAATATCTGGGTCAAGAAGTAACGAAAGCAGTAATCACTGTTCCGGCATACTTTAATGATAGTCAAAGAAAGGCTACAAAGGACGCAGGTAAGATTGCAGGCTTAGAAGTTGAAAGGATCATTAACGAACCAACGGCGGCGGCATTGGCATATGGACTTGATAAGAAGAAATCAGGTACGGTTGCAGTGTACGACTTAGGTGGTGGTACATTTGATATTTCAATATTAGAACTAGGCGATGGAGTGTTCGAAGTAAAATCAACCAACGGTGACACATCTTTGGGTGGTGAAGATTTCGATTCAGCAATCACAAATTACATTATTGATGAGTTCAAAAAGGATAATGGCATAGACTTAACCAGCGACAAGTTGGCTGTGCAACGTGTTAGAGAGGCGGCTGAAAAGGCTAAGATAGAACTTTCTAGTGCTAGTGAAACAGATGTGAACTTGCCTTTTATCACAGCAGACAAGTCAGGACCAAAACACATAGCAATGAAGATGACTAGAGCAAAACTAGAATCATTGGTAGGTGAACTGATTGAAAGAACACTTGCACCTTGTAAGCAGGCTATCAAAGATGCAGACATTAAAGCAGGTGACATCAGTGACGTTGTATTGGTTGGTGGTATGACACGTATGCCAAAAGTGATAGACACAGTGAAAACATTCTTTGGTAAAGAACCAAACAAAGGTGTTAACCCAGATGAAGTAGTGGCATTAGGTGCCGCGATACAGGGTGGTGTGCTACAAGGAGATGTCAAAGATGTCTTATTGTTAGACGTTACACCATTATCACTTGGTATTGAAACACTAGGTGGAGTTGCTACCAAACTGATAGAGAAGAACACGACAATTCCTACAAAGAAAAGTCAGGTCTTTTCAACTGCCGAAGACAATCAGGCGGCTGTGACTATCAGAGTTGTACAGGGTGAAAGGGAAATGGCAAACGATAATAAGATGCTAGGTAACTTTAACCTTGAAGGTATTGCACCTGCTCCAAGAGGAATGCCACAGATTGAAGTAACATTTGACATAGACGCAAATGGTATCGTAAGTGTTAGTGCTAAAGACAAAGGCACTGGCAAAGAACAAAAAATTACGATCAAGGCTGATGGTGGCTTATCTGAGGACGAGATCAACAAGATGGTTAAAGAAGCAGAAGCCAATAAAGAAGCAGACAAGAAGAAAAGAGATTTGGTAGAAGCGAAGAACCAGGCAGAAACTCTTACACATCAGATAGAAAAACAATTGAAAGAGCATGGAGATAAGATATCCGCTGACGAGAAGAAAGCGATTGAGGATGCCAAAACTGAAGTGACTGAATCAGTCAAGTCGGAAGATGCAGATAAAATCAAAGCGGCAGTGGCTAAACTTACAGAAGCATCCATGAAACTAGGCGAGGCTGTGTACAAACAGGCACAGGCGGATCAACAAAAACAAGAAGCACCTAGCGATGGTCAAGACGCAAAGGACGAAAAAGTTGTTGATGCAGAGTTTGAAGAAGTAGACAAAGACAAAGACGACAAGAAAGAATAACTTGACAGAAGTTTCCTTTTGTTGTAATATGTAAAGATGTTCGGCAAAAGGAAAACTTCAAAATTTAAATCACACATAGAAGCAACAGTTCGTATCAGTGTTGATCATGACACTGAAATGACTGAAGAACAGATACTAGATGAATTTGATCAAAATGTATCTGAGGACTTTGCTTCTGTTATGAGTTCAGAATCAAGAATACTACAACCCACATCAGTCACAGTTATGAAAGAAAAAGTTATTAAGAGTAATGGAATGTTGCCGACAATAAGTTTTTCTGCAGATGCAACTGTGGATTCAATAAAAAATAATCTAAAAAATTAGGCGTCTAATTGACCGCTGAATTCGAGACCTTGTAACTCTTCTGGTTTACCTTTTGGATAAGATGGTTCTATTTGAAATTCTTCGCCAGTTTCGTCATTTTTACAACCAGCCATTAACCAATCGTATTGAAAGTTCATGTCGTTGACAAACTCCCATAACACATCATAGGTATCCCTGACTGGATCCTTCTTTAACAATTCTGCCTTGCACTCTGCCATGGTATCGAATGTCTGCTCCATTTGAAATGTTCTTTGGGTATCAACAGGTGACTGTCCTATTAGGTAGGCTAATATTAAAATCTTATACATTACTGATTATTTAAGTCTTCGTCTATCTTATCGAACTCTTTAGTGAACTCTTCGTTCTCCTGCTCTGGAGTCTTGCCATTGTCTTGTGCTTTCTTCAGATCAGCACAGGCGCTTGGTGAAAACATACAACCTAGTATCTTGGATAATGAACCGTCATAAACACTGATGTTGGGTAGATTGGTATCATCTTTAGATTTACCAGCACATCCTGATATACCTAATATCAAAAGTGTAACCAATAATAATAGTATCACCCATTTTTCTGTATTTTTGTTCATTTCGTAATTTTAGCATATCTGTGGTTTAAAGTCAATGCCAAATATTTATGGTTGACTTTTGGTTTGGAATAATGTATATTGTTAAATACTTTCATGAAATTAATTACAATGATGGTATTTCTTTTTCTAGTTTCTTGTGCTAATAAGCCAAATGCAACTTTTATTCTAGAGATACCTCACACCTATGAAGAAGAAAAACAAGTCCACGGCAAGTATCCGGTGGAACCAGTTGAAGTAAGACCTTTAGATTGATATGGATAATTGGAAAAAATTTTATTATGATTCATTACATTTTATAATAATTGTAATGATATTAATAGGTTTTGCGTTCTTCTTTGTTGGAATGATTGCAACGACACTAGTTCTAGAACTCCTAAATAGGATATATGTACACCTTGGAGTTCGAAAATTTGTACATTGGGTTAAACCCCATCTAAGATTGCCGAACTAGGCTTTATGCAGTGTATCCACATAGTGGGCAGGCGGGAGAAGTTGTGCCCGTCTGCGAAATGAATACGCCGCTTTAGCTCAGCCGGTAGAGCAACTGATTTGTAATCAGTAGGTCCGCGGTTCGAATCCGTGAAGCGGCACCATTAAGTTAAAATAACAATTAATAGATATGTGGCGAAGTGTAGATTTTGATCTACGGTTGTTGCTATCCAATACATCTTACCATCCTGCGTCCAATTATATTTCTTAACAAGACTACTTTTAATGTGATCGATATTAAAGTGTATCACATAATCCATTATGGCTAACCAAATTGCCAACAAAGGAGCAGTAAAAAATATTAAGACAATCAATGTGCCCAGTCCGTGATGCAATGCGTGTAGATGTGCCCTTGGCGAAAAGTAAATGTGTTTATTAGATGGACGACAATATATCGCTTGTAGAGCCAAATCACAAACACCATGTTTGATTGCCAACCAGAAGAGTAGTAATAGTTGTTCTGACATTATTTTATTTTATTATTTTAAAATACCTTTTCGGATTAATTTTTGTTTATTCTTCATGTGTTGTGCCTCAACCAAACTTTTGTTCTGCCCGTAGTATTGGACAGCATATCCGTCGTTGCACATCGTAAGATTTAAATTAACTCCGTCGGCAAATACTTCACCCAATATTCTTCCAAACTTTCCAGTCTCACTACCTTTGTGAGTCTTTATGGTTAGTTTCTTTGCCAACTTGATTTTGTTTTTGAGGAATGCTTTGGATATCAATCCACGTTTCTTCTCTTCTAAATTCCTTGTTCTAGATTCTGGTGTGTCTATGCCAAACAGTCTGACTCTGCTTTTGTGCAAAATGTCAAAGCCTAAATCTAAGATGACATCGATAGTGTCGCCATCAATTATCTTAACGACTTTGTTTATTCTATAACTGAAGTCTGTTGGATCACCCAACGTTGGTCCACGTCTTGGCATTAAACAACGCCATTCCAAGGCTCATCATATGGACTCTTCTTTTTCTTTTTAGCCTTTTTCTTTTTCTTTTTCTTTTTCTTAGGTTTTACTTCCCAAGCAGGATCAAGAACAAGAACGGAATCCACGGACTTCTGCAAATATTTTTTAATCCATTTAAACATAATAATAGTATTTATTGTTTTTAGCCGCCGCAAATAACTTTTGCTGACCCTGATGTCATTGCTCCAGCATCAGCACTGTCGCCTACTCTAGCAACAGGAGAGTTCACTATGATTACTTTGGAACTACCAGCATTTACATTTGCCACATGATCCGGACATGGTGGAGCCGGTGGATTAGGATGTGGCACTGTGGGATCGCCTACTCTTGCGACTAAAAGATTTTCAATAAAAACTTTTGATTGTCCTGGTGTATCAAGTGTTGTGGTACCTGTACAGATATGTCCTGTTGATAACGTGTCAGTATGTCTACAAGTTTCTGGCATATCAATATTTATCTGGAGCGGATGGACGGTTACGCTCCGTCGTCTTATCGTTGGCAACGATATGTTCTACTATTGAACCACACCCGCTTTAAATCTATTTACAGTCTGGAGGTAATGCCTGGAATCGAACCAGGATAAAAGGATTTGCAATCCTCCGCGTAACCATTCCGCCACATTACCGACTGGCGGTCCTTACGGGAATCGAACCCGTGATCTTCCGCGTGACAGGCGGACGTGTTAACCGCTACACCAAAGGACCCTGGCTGGCCCTCTAGGATTCGAACCTAGGATGGTGGTACCAAAAACCACTGCCTTACCGCTTGGCTAAGGGCCATTAGTTTCAGTCCGTAAGCAGGATTCTGTTCTATGACATCATTTATCTTTGCGTCTATACCCGGAGTCATGGTTGAGCATAAAGACTCTCTATTTGGACTCGCACTCTCAACAGTGTCCTGACTTTCCTCAGACATTTCTGTCCGCGATGCCTCGACTGAATCCTTATTATACAACACAAAATAAAATTTGTCAATTATGTATACACTTAATATTATGTGGTAGTTTTATTAAATATTAGAAGCAATTAGCGGGGGCAAGTGCGACACATGAATACTCTGAATACGAGTGGAAAAACTTCAATCACAATAGATGGATCTGTATTATTACGTGGTGACTATTCAGTCAGCGACAAGGATCTAATCATTTCTACTGACTCAGACACGGTATTGGTGAAAGACTATTTTGTCAATTTGCCTACTCTTGTATCGCCTCAAGGTGCAACACTTACCCCCAAACTTGTGTCCTCGCTATCTGCCTATCAATCAAACGAATTTTTAGCATTTCAAGATCCAAAAGCAATTGGTGAAATCACAGTCACCGATGGTCCTATTGAAATAACAAGGGTGGGTCAGAAGATTGAACTGCAACAGGGAGACTTTATCTATCTAAATGACTTTGTGGATGTAGGTCAGAACACAGTTGGTATCACTTTCAAAGACGACACAGCACTATCATTAGAGCCAGGAGCCAAGATGGTTGTGGACGAATTCTATTATGATCCTGAAGCCAATCAAGGTGGAATGAATGCAGATGTAATTGGAGGATCTTTTTCTTTCGTATCAGGAAACATTGCCAAGGTAGGCAATGACGCAATGACTGTAAGCACACCTGTCTTAACGATTGGTGTAAGAGGAACACAGGTTGCGGGTAGAGCCAATCAAGAAGGTGAGGACAACGAAATAGTTTTATTACCTAACGCAGATGGCACTGTGGGAGAGATCAGTATTAAAAATGATAGCGGCGAAGTTATATTGACAGAGGCTTACCAAGCCACAACAATCACTAGTTCAATCATGCCACCAACTGTGCCTGTGATATTACCAAAAGAAATTGTGCTTAAGAAGTATGCCAAGACTATTTCCACAACACGTAAGACGGAAAAGATAAAGGAAGTTGAAAGGGAGACTGAAGAAGCAACTAAAGAAAAAGAACAAGCAGAATCAGAAAAGGAACAACTTGAAGAGGAAGCAGAAGAACTTGAGGAAGAAGCGGAACAACTTGAAGAAGAAAAAGAACAATTAGAAGAAGAGGCTGAACAACTCGAAGAAGAGAAGGAACAACTTGAAGAGAAAGCCGAGGAGTTAAAAGAAGAAATTGCTGAACTAGAAGAGAAATTGGAAAATGCAGATGCTGATGAGATAGAAGAAATTCAAGAAGAACTTGCTGAAGCAGAACAAGAGATCGAAGAAGTTGAAGAACAAGTTGAGGAAGTACTTGAAGAAGAAAAAGTAATCGAACAAAAAGTAGAACAGGTTGAAGAAAAAGTTGAAGAAGTTAAACAGGAAGTACAACAGATAGAACAAAAAGTTGAATTTGTTGAAGATAAAATTGTACAGGTTGAAGAAAAGTTTGATGCCATTGTAGAAGAATTTGAAGTGTTCCAGGAAGAATTTGTGCAGGAGTTCCAGGACTTCATACCAGAAGAAGAAATTGAACAGTTCATGGAAGAGGCACCACTTGACATCATAGAAGAGTTCCAGGAAAAG